GCCAGAGAAACCAAAATGCACAAACACTCGCTATTATTGGCCAAGAAGAAGCAGCTTTACAGCTTATGTGTGAAGATCCTGATATTCGTATCTCTCTTAGCGACAAGTGTAGGGGCGAGTGATGTTGTTGGTGACTTCTCTACAAGTAATGAACGCAGTACCGTAGATAGTAATAACTCTTCTGAGACGATAAACTACAATGGCGCAGGTAGCTCCCCTGGTTCACAGCCTGTTATGTCAGCGATAGCTCCTACGATGATGGGTGGTGGTGGCAATGATAGTTGCTTACTTCCTAGCTCTACTGGTATACAGCTTAGCATCATAGGTATATCTCGTGGTGAGATGCAACAGGATGAGGCTTGTAACCGTAGAAAGAATGCTAGGCTCTTAGGAGCACCACAGCAAGTAGGTGGACTAGGACTTCAGGTATCAGCTATATCTATACTCTGCCAAGACCCTACTGTATTCCGTAGTATGATGTTAGCGAATACACCATGCCCTATCAACGACAGTAAGACGGGTAAGCTGCTCATGGGCAAGGCAGCTATAAAGAAATACAGAGAGAGTCCAGCACTCTATATTGTTGGCTACGAGGGTAATACAGAGTTTTGGAACACCCTGTTAAGGGTAGGAGAGGAAGAGACAGATGAAGAGATCGTTGAAGACGATACTATTAAGCTCAGCATTAGTGAGCGTTTCCGCAGCAGTAAACGCAGAGTCGCTACCACCCCCTGAATATTCAATGACGGGTCAAGAGAAGATTGATATGCTTATCGCTTCTATTGGTGACATTCAGGATCGTATCAACAATAGTAGTATCTTGACTATAGGTGCTGTAGGTTATGCTGCTATCGGCGGTGTGATTAACGATGACGCACTTAGTGATGGTATCATTACTACAGAAGAGCTAGGCGCATACTTAGAAGCTAAAGACCTTGTACTGCAACATGACTATGCCATTGCTTCTACAGCAGAGCAGATGTTTATGCAGGAACACGCTGCTGCTATGAATAACTTGAGTACTGCAGTAGATAATCTTACTGCTGCTACAGCTGTAGTTATGACAGCAGTTGAGGTAGCTTCCGTAGCTGCTGAGGCAGACACTAAGCCTGAACAGGTTGAGCTACAGGGTATGCTTGAGACTGACACGTACAGCTTAGACGAAGTAGAGACTAACGAGTACAATGAAGCTGTTATTGCTGTTGAGACCTTTGCACAACAAGCTGGTGCCTTCATGGCTGCTGCTAATAACGATGAACTTACTTCTACTGTAGACAGCTATGCTGCACAAGGTAACTACATGGTAGGTAGCTATACGGCTATTACCTACACTCAGTCTATTGATGAGTTTGTGATTACTTGGGATGATTCAGGGTTTGGTACAGGCTTTCAAGGTTACTTGACTCCTGAGATGAAAAATGCTATGGAAGTATATGAAGCAGGTGAGTATATTTACGAATATGGGGCAATGCCAACACAATGATGGACTTTGAGTTTAGCGTAGGTGGATATAATATTAAGGGCTGGATGGTTGCAGTAGCACTTCCAGTTCTTTCTACCGTTGCAGGTGGTGTGTACTGGTCTTACGATACACTACAGCGTTTCTATGGTGTAGAGGCTGGTATTGCAGAAGTTGTAGATAAGTCTGCATCCTTTGATGTTAAAGCTGGTAGCTTGGATAAGCGTGTTACATCTGTAGAGACGGTAGCACAACGTAATCTTACAGAGGTTAATAATAGCCTGAGTGGTGAGATTGTAGCTCTAGACGCCATGTTACTTACTAAGTCTCAGGAGCTAGAAGCTAAGCTTGTATCCCGTATCCAAACCTTAGAACAAGCTATTGCAGACAATGATGTACGCGGTTTAAACCAGAAGCTTGCTCAGCTTACTACAAACATGCAGCAGATCCTAGAGCAACAGAAGATACTGTTAGACCTACGTAGCCAGGTAGATAAGGCTACAACTATCACAGATGGGCTAGGTAATACTCTAGATACACTACAGACAGAAGTAGATGACATCTGGAAAGCTTATGACGAACTAGCTGACAACCCTCTATAAGGTAATATCTTATGCCCTTCATGACAAACGGAAAACGTGACTATAAAAAGCAGAATGCTAAGTATGACTCTAAGCCTGCTGTAAAAAAGGATCGTGCTTCTAGGAATGCTGCACGTAAAGCTATGGCTGATAAGGGCAAAGTACGTAAGGGTGATGGCAAAGATGTAGACCATAAAGATGGTAACCCACGCAATAACAAAAGTAAGAACTTACGTGTGCAATCGGTAGCTAAGAACCGTAGTGTAAAACGAACAAGCGCAAATAGGAAAGCATAATGTCTATTGATTATAGAGGTGAAAAGTTTGCTGGCTATAACAAACCCAAGCGTACATCAAAGCATCCAAGTAAGTCCCATGCCGTACTTGCCAAAGAAGGTGACACCATTAAGCTCATCCGCTTTGGTGAACAGGGAGCATCCACAGCAGGCAAGCCTAAAGAGGGTGAATCTGATCGCATGAAGAAGAAACGTGCAAGTTTTAAAGCTAGACACGGTAAGAACATTAAAAAAGGTAAGATGAGCGCAGCTTATTGGGCAAATAAGGTGAAGTGGTAATGGCATCTCCTACCCCTACAAACAAGAAGCTGTATGCTAAAGTAAAGGCTGAAGCTAAGAAGAAATTTGACGTATGGCCCAGCGCTTATGGTTCTGCTTGGCTTACTAAGACATACAAAGCACGTGGAGGTAAGTATAGTGGCACGAAAGCCAACAAAGTCAAAAAGTAAGGCTGGCGGTCTAGGTAAGTGGTTTGGCGAAGAGTGGACAGACGTTAAAACAGGCAAACCTTGTGGTCGTAAGTCTGCTACTAAATCTAAAAGAGCCTACCCAGCCTGTAGGCCAAAGGCAGTAGCTTCTAAGATTAGTAAGAAAGAAGCAGCAAAGAAAACTGGACCAAAGAAAGTTAAGTGGTCTACAACAGCATCAGGGAGAAAACGATCATGAAATGTACATGTGGTAAAGGTGGCGAATGTAACTGTGGTGGCACTAAGATGAAGATGCCTAAAACTAAGATGGCATACGGTGGCATGGCTAAGAAGAAGATGGGCTACAACAAAGGCGGTTACTGTGGTGCGTCTAACCCAGCAGCACGTCCAATGAAGAAGAGTAAGTAATGAAGTATTACCATAAATATAAAGATGCACTAGAAGCTAAAGGTTACCGTGTAGATGAGCACGGCTACGTGTGGGACTCTTTAGGTAACCAATCTGCTGGCGAAGACAACTACGGTAACGTACAGAGTAAAGATGAAAACATCAATTACATCTGTGCAGAAGCTGAATTAGCAATGTTTAAGCCTAAGAAGCCCAAGAAAGCTACACCTCCTCCAGGTAAGAAACGTGCTCGTACAGCTAAAGGTCATTTCGTTAAGGATGACCCTAACACACCAGAGAATGAAGCATGGGTTGACGAGTAATGGCAGTCACGCTCAATCATCCAGGTAGGCCTGCTCGTAGGCGTTCTGTCTATGGGCATAATACTGGTACTACTACAGAGGATGTGTATACATGTCCTCCTAACTGTGTTGCTGAGATCAGCTATCTACATATACACAACAGTACTGGTAATACAGATATTGAGATTGAGTGGTACATAGCAGCTGATACGTATACGTCACACTTCCTAGAAGGTAAAAACCTTGGTGCAGGTGAGTACATAACTTTCTCAGACATTGAGATTGTACTGGCTGCAGGTGATAAGATACAAATAACGCCTGCTACAGCTGCACATGTAGACACTATCCTAACTGTTACAGAGACTTTTACTAACACGTAATAGCGGGTATGCAAAAAATGTGGGTACTACATTAGCGCTAACTCAGTATAACTATCTCCGCACACACAACAAAGGAGATAGTGATGCTAAATTTCTTTCAACGAGGCTTTCGGGCTTTACAAGAAGCACAACAAGCACGAGCAGACTACTGGTTGCTCCAAAACATGACAGACAAAGAGCTTAAAGATATCGGCATTTCCCGTGGTAACATTAATCAAGTTATCTCTGGTAGATTTCAATAAACTTGCACTTTTTTGTTTTTGTGGTATAACTATAGTCAGAACCATGAAATGAGGATAACTTTATGGCAAGAAATCTAACAGAAAACCAACAAAAGTTTATCGAAGTATTATTTGATGAAGCTGGTGGTGATGTTGTGCTTGCCAAAAAGTTGGCTGGCTATAGTTCCACTACACCTACACGATTAATTGTAGAGGCACTCAAAGATGAAATAGCAGATGCAACACGTTCATACTTTGCTCGTACTGCCCCTAAAGCTGCTATGGCAATGGTTGGTGCTCTATATGATCCAACAGAGCTTGGCATCAAAGACAAGATGGCAGCTGCAAAGGATCTTCTAGATCGTGCAGGACTTGTTAAGACTGAACGAGTAGATGTAACATCAAGTGGTGGGGTTTTCTATTTACCACCAAAAGAAGGGGCCAATGAGTAGACCATTCCATATTGGGAGGGATCTAGGCTTTTGGGAACTACCCAAACCACATAAGGGGCAAGAGAAACAATGGCATGTTATCGCTAGAGTTAGTAAGCATGTTCCTTATGGTTACAGAATACACCCTGACAACCCTAACCTTCTAGATCCTGTACCAGAAGAATTAGATGCATTAGAGCTTGCAAAGGGTCACTTAAAGCAGTATAGTTTGAGGGAAGTTGCAAACTGGCTAACGAAACAGACAGGTCGCAGAATATCCCACGCAGGGCTAAAGCAGAGAATAGAAATTGAGCGAAGACGTAAAAAAACTGCTACAATTAAACGCAACCTCGCCAGAAGGCTCGAAAAGGCGTTATCCGAAATCGAGGAACTCGAAAAAAACAGGGTCGGGGCATACGCAGAAAGCGAATAAGCAGACAGTAGAGCCTAAAGCGGGTACTGTTCCTGCTCAGGTAGTAGCTGCTGAGTTTGATGTGGATTTAGCACAAGACGTAGTGTTCAAGCCAAACCCCGGCCCTCAAACAGACTTCTTATCTGCATCAGAGCGTGAAGTACTATATGGTGGTGCAGCAGGTGGTGGTAAATCATACGCTATGCTTGCTGACCCTCTACACGGATTAAACAACCCTAACTTTTCTGGTCTACTTGTACGTCATACTACGGAGGAATTACGTGAACTTATCCAAAAGAGCCAAGAGCTTTATCCGAAAGCTATACCAGGTATTAAGTGGTCTGAGCGTAAAAGTCAATGGATTACTCCTAAAGGCGGCAGGCTTTGGATGTCGTATCTTGACAAAGATATGGACGTTAACCGTTACCAAGGTCAAGCGTTTAATTGGATAGGCTTTGATGAGTTAACTCAATGGCCTACACCTTATGCTTGGGACTATATGAGATCTCGCTTGAGGTCTGCTCATAGTACAGATTTAGGTTTGTACATGAGGGCTACAACAAACCCTGGCGGCAACGGTCATGCTTGGGTTAAGAAGATGTTTATTGATCCAGCGGCTTCCAATAAACCATTCTGGGCTACAAACCTAGAAACAGGCGATACTATTACATACCCACAAGGGCATACCAAAGAAGGTCAACCTCTATTTAAACGGCGGTTCATTCCTGCCAGCCTCTTTGATAATCCTTACTTGTCTGACACAGGTGACTATGAAGCTATGCTTCTGTCTTTACCTGAACATCAAAGGAAGCAATTACTTGAGGGTAATTGGGATATAAATGAAGGTGCAGCATTTCCTGAATTTAACAGAGCCAAGCATATCGTGGACTCTTTTGAAGTTCCACAAGACTGGGTTAAGTTTAGAGCTTGTGACTACGGCTACGGCTCTTACACAGGGGTTCTATGGTTTACTGTTGCACCAGACGAACAACTTATTATCTACAGAGAGCTATATTGCTCTAAAGTTACAGCTTCTGATTTAGCAGACATGATACTAGACGCAGAGAAGCATGATGGTGGTATGAGATACGGGGTGCTTGATAGTTCTTTGTGGCACAACCGTGGCGACACGGGGCCATCACTAGCAGAGCAGATGAATATGAAGGGTTGCCGTTGGCGTCCATCAGATCGCTCTAAAGGCTCCCGTGTCGCAGGTAAAAACGAAATACATAGGCGTTTACAGGTAGATGAGTTTACGGAAAAGCCTAGACTTGTATTTATGTCACACTTAACTAACACTCTAGCGCAGATACCTATCATACCGCTTGATAAAAAGAATCCAGAAGACGTTGATACAAACGCAGAGGATCACTTGTACGATGCTTTAAGGTACGGCATTATGACAAGGCCACGTAGTCACAGCATTTGGGATTACACACCAGCAACACAAAGAACTGGCTTTCAGGCTAGTGACTCAACATTCGGATATTAAACATGGCAGAAAATGAAGAACTAAACTTTGATACAGATGAAGTAGTTGCTGCTGAAGATATGGATGATAGCATATTTTCCTCAAAGTCCAGCCTCTTAACATTTGTAGGAGAGCGGTTTCGGCGTTCAGAAGATGCAAGACGTTCTGATGAAACTCGTTGGTTACGTGCATATCGAAACTATCGTGGCTTGTATGGTTCTGATGTACAATTCTCTGATACTGAAAAGTCGCGTGTATTTGTTAAAGTCACTAAAACAAAAACACTAGCTGCATATGGTCAAATTGTAGATGTACTGTTTGGCAACAACAAGTTCCCCCTTTCAGTTAATCCTTCTGTTCTTCCTGATGGCGTAGCTGAATCTGTGCATATTAACATAGATCCAAATGCTACACAGGCTGGAGACGCATTAAAGAATATAACACGTGATGCTCCTGCACGTCCTTATCTTATTGATGGCACTACAAAACTAGAGCCAGGTGAAACAATGACGGACCTACGTAAGCGACTAGGCCCATTATCTGATAAGCTTGACTCAGTATCTGATAAGATTGTTGAAGGTTCTGGAACTACTCCCAGTACTGTAACATTTCATCCAGCAATGGTTGCTGCTAAAAAGATGGAAAAGAAGATCCACGATCAGTTACAAGAAAGTGGTGCATCTGTACATCTACGTTCTATGGCATTTGAGATGGCTTTGCTTGGCACGGGTGTCATGAAAGGTCCATTTGCTGTAGATAAAGAATACCCTAACTGGAACGAAGAGGGTGATTACGAACCTCTGATTAAAACTGTTCCAGAGACTAACCATGTTTCCATATGGAACTTCTATCCTGACCCAGAAGCTTCTAGTATGGAAGATGCTGAGTACGTAGTTGAGCGCCATAAGATGTCACGTACAGAACTACGAGCATTAAAGAACCGTCCCTACTTTATGGATGATGCCATTCAGTTCGCTATTGATAAAGGCCCAGACTACGTTCAGAAACATTGGGAACTTACAATGGATGATGATCAGGCTACGCCTACATCAGAGCGTTGGGAAGTATTGGAGTTTTGGGGTTTTGTAGATACTGACATGCTGGAAGAGCATGGTGTAAAAATACCTAAAGATCTAAAAAAGCTAGATGAAGTAAATGCTAACGTCTGGGTTTGTAATGGTGAAGTAATCCGTATGGTTCTTAACCCATTCAAGCCTACTCGTATTCCCTACTACGCAACACCATATGAGCATAACCCTTACAGCTTCTTTGGTGTAGGTATTGCTGAGAACATGGATGACACCCAGACGTTGATGAATGGCTTTATGCGTATGGCTATTGACAACGCCGCGCTATCTGGTAACCTTATCATTGAAGTAGATGAGACTAATATGGTGCCAGGCCAAGACTTATCTGTGTACCCAGGCAAGGTGTTTAGGCGTCAGGGGGGTGCACCAGGACAAGGAATTTTCGGCACCAAGTTCCCCAACGTAGCACAAGAGAACATGCAACTCTTTGATAAGGCACGAGTTTTAGCAGATGAGAGTACTGGATTCCCTAGCTTCGCTCACGGACAAACCGGAGTATCTGGCGTTGGGCGTACAGCTTCTGGTATTTCTATGCTTATGTCTGCTGCTAATGGTTCTATTAGGACGGTAGTTAAGAATGTGGATGATTACTTAGTACGTCCTTTAGGTAAGGCTTTTTTCTCATTTAATATGCAGTTTGACTTTGATGAGTCTATTCGTGGTGATCTAGAGATCCATGCTTCTGGTACAGAGAGCTTGATGGCTAATGAGGTACGGTCACAGCGCTTGATGCAGTTCCTGCAAGTTGCACAGAATCCAGTATTAGCTCCCTTTGCTAAGATGGATTATATTATACGTGAGATTGCTAAGTCTATGGATTTGGACCCAGACAAGGTTACTAACTCTATGAGTGATGCAGCTATTCAGGCTGAGATACTAAAAGGCTTTCAGCAGCCACCAGCGGCCCCTACAGGCCCAGAAGGGGTTAACATGCCCCAAGGTAGCCCACCGCCAGAAGGACAGGCTCCACAGGGCGTACAGGACACGTCAGGTGGTGGTGGCTCTCAGATAGGCATTGGTACAGCACCAACCCCAGGTGAACAAGGGTTTACTGGCAATGTCGCTTAAAAGCTTCGTTAATGATAAGGGTACATGGGATGCGTTCCTCGTTGAGTTAGAGGAGCGTATTGAGATACAGCATCGTAGCATGGAAAGTGTTACCGATCCTGCAGAACTATACAGACATCAGGGTGCCTTACGTGCTCTTCGGCAACTACAATACTTGAGGGACAAAGTAAATGGATAAACAAATGGAAATGGCCTTCGGTGATGGAGGTGGGCGTGTAGACCCTGTGTCAGGTAATGAGGTTCCTTTAGGCTCAACTCCAAAAGAAGTACGTGACGATATACCCGCTCAACTGAGTGAGGGTGAGTATGTCGTACCTGCTGACGTTGTACGTTTCTTTGGCGTCAAGCTATTTGAAGAATTACGTATGCAAGCTAAAATGGGCTTTCAACAGATGGAAGCTAATGGACGTATTGGTGGTGAGCCTGTAGAAGGTATGGAAGTTATTGAACCTGAAGATGATCTTGATATTACGTTTGAAGATTCTGACTTTGAAGTTGTAGACGGTTATGCAGAAGGTGGTGTTATAGATTCTAGCGCTGCTCTTGGTGTACTTTCTGATTCAGGTTTTCAAGGTAATACGGGCATGGAGTCG